AACAAAGTTTTCACCAATCTTAGTGATCGTCACATCACCGCTTGAGCAGTTGACCGACTCCCACGTTTCCGTTGAACGCCAATCCGACTTCTTCCATTCACTGATCATAATCATCTCCTTATTCATCATATGTATATACTATCACAATATGGTAATTATGTCAACCATAAAACCACAATAATGCAGCACCGATAAACACGACCCACCACAGCTTCAGTCCAAGCTTAAAGGCTGAGGTGATTACAGAGACCATGATGCCGAGGGTAAAGGCGGCAATAATAAGCCATTTTGCCACATCCCATGCGGCTGCTAGATCACCTTCAAACATTGTCGTCCCCCTTGTAGACGATGATGGTCTTCAACTCTTCAACGAGCTTCCGGCCCTCGTCTGTGAACAGGATACCCTGTTTCCAAACCCAGTGCTCAATATCCTGACTGTGGTAGAATGTCTCGTTCTGCGTCATCCAACGCAGAGCGGTCTGACGGTCACCAGCACCGAGCTCGATGTAGGACTGAACCTCTTTCTCGAATTCGATGAGGGACTGAGCTTCGATTTCAGCCTCCTCGGCCTGACGACGGTCGAAAGCACGACCAACGGCATCCCAGATTTCCTGCTTCTCAGCAGGGGTGGCACTGTAGAACCAATGATCTCCCGTAGGACGGAACCCGTAGGCGTCCTTGTGGAAGTCGGAGAAAAGCTCTTCGCTGTAGGTGTACATGGTGTTTGTCTCCTTATCAATCATCATATGTACATACTATACCAAGCTATAAAAAAAGTAAACAACTTTGTTCAAAAAAGTTTTGTTGCATTTCAACACGTTAGCAGAAAAATGAAAAAAAATGCTAAGTGGTTGATTTTGTTACATATTTTTTTGCACTTTTTTGTTTACATATTTCTGATTTGATGGTAGTATATAACTATGATTGATAAGGAGACATCTATGGAATACACCTACACCACGATGATTCACGTCATCAAGCGGATCGCAGAGGATGACAGCCCTCGCCACATCCGTCGTCAGCTCAATCGGCTGACCTCCGACGAGAAGCGTAAGGTTCTTGACCTTATGAAATATGTCGAGATGGAGATCATCGATGCCCAGTAAGATCAAAATGAACAAACGCGTAGCTCTCGGCTACGGCCTTTTCCACCGGCATCAGACATATCTCGGTTCTCGTGGTGGGTTCAAGATCTATATGGATAACAGCACAGACAAGAACTACGTCGAGATCTGGGCCTACGATATGGACACCTCTAAGCGTATGCGATCAGCATTCGACAATGTGGTGACGACTAGGTTCAAGATTGTTGCTCACATCGAGCTGTCCAAGGACAAGCGCCATTGGCACGTGGATCTGACTCAGGTCGACTCTCGTTACCGTGGTCAGAAACTAGCCAAACGGCTCTATTCGTTCCTACTCAAGAAAGGCTATAACCTTCGTGCCGGTGACTCACAGTCACCCGGTGGTCGTTATGTCTGGAATGAGTTAGCGAAGGATAGTTCGATTGTCGTGATGGCTCGAAAATCCAAATACTCTAAGATCATGGATTTCCCTAAGCCTGGCAAACGCGAATTGGTATCGAATATGTTTGACTTATTCGATACAGATGCAGAAATCTACGCGGTTGCTAGTTAACCGTCTTCTTCTTGCCGATATTATACTTGGCGACTAACTCCCAGTCGTTCTTCTCCTTATAGGGTAGAACCTTAATCTGGCTAATTGGAGCGATCGGATTTTCGGTCTGCTCCGATTTTAGTATGTCGACTAGTTCCCATTCCTTGAGTAGGTTGGCAATGGTATTCCGTCGGGCAATATCCGACTCTGACATATTGGATGGTTTGCCGTCGAGAGCAAAAAGTTCTTTAAAATGAGTAATATAGTAACGTCCCTGCTTGTGCAGTATATGACAAGACTGATATAGGGTCTTTTCCTTCTTAGAGGCGACACCAATCCGAGTAAGTGTCTCTCTCACTTTAAGGAAATCGTCTTCGTTACGTAGTCGTACTTCGACTAGATTGTTAATATCAAAAGTCATTTTTTCACTCCACCCTTCTCAAGCTTTGTTTTTATATCTTTTATCTGTTGAGAAGACAGAATATCCATGATCTGTTTGGCTTTTTCATAGCTGTAACCATAATATTCTACCACCGCCTCAAGATCATCATGATGTTCAGTCTTGGCCCATTTGGCAAATCGCTTTTTAGGCCTCACTATATTTATTAAAAAGGAGAACTGTAGTTTATTTTCTAGGTTGGAATGCATATTCATTGCATTGGCAACGTGGATTGTATCCTCAAAATATGATAACTGACGATTTGTCAGGAATGGATTATATCCCTTTTCGGCCAATGCATCATTATCGGTACCAGACATAATATCCTTACCAGAATTGATTGCATTAATATAATCAAACGGATTCATCACATACTCTCTTTCTCAATTCTGTGGTAGAGAACCGATGGTCTCTTGTATTGAAATACAATTCAATGCCGCGACGTTTACATATATCACGACCAGTAAAATCCTTATCCTTATATTCTACACCAAGTATACGGATATGTAAATCGAAAGCCTCTAAAATATCTTCCAAATCTTGTTCTGTTGTATATGGGATAATTTCATCCACATATTTTACCGCAGATAATTGAATATATCGTTCGACCATAGTCTGGATTGGTTTATTCTTTTCCTTTGGTCTATCTATTGTAGGATCGGTTTGTAGCGCACAAATTAAATGATCACAGTGACTCTTCGCCTCTCGCAACATCTGAATATGACCAGCATGCAAAAGATCAAATGTTGAGGCAGTAAATCCTATAATCATCAGTGAGACCTTTTGCCATCAAACACACAAATAAAATAACAACCTTCTGGACCGGCATGAACCCGATGATATTTACCGTCCTCTACTAGAACAGTATCTCCTTCTTTTACAATAAATTTTTCTTCATCAAGTTCCATTGTACCACTTCCGCGTACGAAAATATAAACCTCCTCTTGACCAGGATGGGTATGACCACTGGTACTTTTTGTAGGTTTTAAGTCGGTAGAACTTAAAATAAGATTATTCAGTAACTGATTATCCTTTACAGTATACCGATCATCCATTTTAATCACATCACCACCAATATTCCATGCCGCATAATGCATTATAAAAACTCCCTAAAGGTCTCCTCTGTGATATATAGACAGTTTGGTAAAACTGATTCCTTCATATCACAATTTACACGATAAAACGTTATATCTGAATTGTCTGCATAAATCTGTTCGTGACCATCGTACCATTCATCGTAAGGCCCATCTTCATCATAGTAATGATCTGTACCGCGATATATGTTTCCCTCACCATCAAAACCAAGCATAAAGATATGTTTCTTTTTATGTTTTATAGCCATCTCAATTGCAACCTCACCGGATGATTTGTCAACCGATCCAATGTTGGTAACCATATCTTTATCGAAAATCCAGGTGATATAGAATTTTTTGCCCATACCAGCAATGGAACAAAGATCAGTTGTTCTTTTATTTTGTATAATATTATCAGCTGGCGTAAACTCCATTAGAGCCTTCACCTCACGACTATTGTGAACTGGACTCCATGAGGCAAACCAGCATCTTCTATCCATTACATATCCAGATGAATAAATCTCATGCTGTATTGCAGGATCCACAACAATTAAATCGTCAACCTTCTGATCTCTATAAATTGCATTACAGCCATATGTTCTTACCAGATCTGGTAATTCAATATTTAAGCGTGATTCTCCATTTCCTAAAATAATCGCACATTCACTCTTGTTTAGCTTCATTCTTACTTGAACTCACAATCTGTCATAATTTCAGTGAGACATGCAACGAGGTTAACCTCTTGATCTGCAACGAATGCCGATTTATAAGAGTAGTCAGCAATATATAGAACAAGTTGAGGAATGGAACGATCAACAATATATTCAGATGCTGTATCATATAAACGACGATAAAGAACTGTTGATTCAATATCAGAGTTCTGACCAACCCATTTCCGCATTTCTTTGAAGTTTCTATCCTTCAGAAGGGAGATGAGTTTCTTAAAATTGTCATCACCCAAATTGACAAGAATGCCAGTGTCAATATTACCAGTAGCACTATATCGTTGTAATTCATTGAGCACTCTTCTCCAGTCAGGAAAATGTTTCTTGATAAGCTCTGCAACCACCTGTGGATCAAAAGTGATATTCTCACTCTTAAGAATATTTTGAACTCTTGCCATAAATGATGAAGCAAGATTTGCCTTTTCCTTACCTGGAATCTTGAACTCAACAACCGAGCACCGAGAGTGTAGTGGCTCGATGATCCGATTCTTGAAGTTACAGGTCAGAATAAATCCACAGTTCTTAGAATACTCTTCCATGAAGTTACGGAGAGCAGGCTGAGTCGACTGAGGATTAAGATAGTCGGCCTCGTCAAGGATTACATATTTACGAGCACCGGTAAGTGATACAGTCGATGCAAAGTTTTTGATCTCGACTCGGAGTGTGTCGATGTTACCATTCATCGAACCATTAATTACGATATAATCAAAGCCGCATTCTTCCAGCATCGCCCTTGCAACCGTAGTCTTGCCAACACCAGGACCGCCGGTGAGGAGAAGATTTGGCACATAGTTTTTGCCCACGAAGTTGACAAATGTTTGCTTAAGCTCTGCTGGAAGAATACAATCGTCGATCTT